GGGCTTTATAGTAGACTTGCGTGCCATCAATTGTTACTGTTGTAGGACCCGTGGTATAATAATTAGACGAGCCGCCTAAACTTTGCAAAACCCAAGTAAGCGTTGATGTATTTTCCACAACATTCACGGACTCCGTGATAGTAAGTTGTAAATACCTGCCCTTATAAGAATTGCTTGTCCAAGTAGCCATATCGTCACCTCCTTAGTCGATTAAAGTAATGTTTGAACCTGACTCGCCACCGTTTTCAAATGGGATACATTTTAGGTCTCCGACACTCAGTTCGCCGTCAATCGTTGTCTTTTTCATCCTCGTCTCGTCCTTGTTCAAAGAGAAGACCTCAACATCGCTATTTCCAGTCGGATTGTAATAACCAGCAAACTCCCTGTTGTTTATCACGGTTTTTTCTGTCGAGTCGGAACGCCAAACCTCTATACCGTTCTTGTCAATTATTACGCCAGAAGTGTAAATTTCGTTCGGCGCAGGTGTCCAGCCTCTGACAACATTGCCCTCACATAGCATAATGTCAGCGATGTAAAGACCGCCATTCTTTGTAGACGCTTGAATTTCGATTGTGGGCGTCTGTATGTTTGTAATGGTGATAGAGTATTCTTCCCAGCCTGAAGTGTCTGAAGAGGTGAAAATAACCGCTTGATTTTCGCCGTTGTAAATAACTTTGATTTCAGATAAAAGTGTTGAGGTCTTTTTAACTTTCATACTCAGCGTATAAGACTTGCCTACGATAATGTTATCTACCGTTTGAGACAAAGTGGCATCAGCCGATGACAGATAAAAACACGAGTTTGATACCGTTCTGTTTTTTGTATCATCGCTGTGCTGAGCGATTACTGTGCCTGTGTATTCCCAGTCATCTGACAAGCCATTCAGACCGCTGGAGTTCTGTACATAATTGATGCCGCCCTGATACTCACTCGTAAAGCGAGCAGACAAGCCGTTCACGGTTTGCGATATATCTGTCAGCTCTTTCTCTATGACATCCAGTTCTCCTGTTCCATCATCGTTTGAGAGGTAGTTACTAATCTGTGTAAACAGAGACTGTACAAGCCCCTCTGCCGCCTTAAACGACTGCTCTAAAACATCGTTTGTATAACTCTGTGAAATCGAACCTGCTTGAATACTGTCTGCTTCTATAAGCGACCCTCTTATCACCATAGCATTTATAACATTCGTGATAAACTGGTCGTCAAAAGTCAATGCCGTTGTGTAGGGACCATCAATACCAGTTGACGACTTTCCAAAGCCGTTTATATTCCATCTCCACACAATCTTCGCTTTCGCTGGGTCTGGACTATCCATCATAAACATTTCAGAACCGTTGCTATACTGATAACTGCCAAAAGCACCAGTCAGCATAGCTGTAACCATCGTAATTCTCTGCGCGAAAGATGTATCAATTTTCTCAACGGTTTCATCAAACGACGATGACATACCAGACATTTTGCTTTGAATAGTCTCAGGCACACAAGACAGCGTAATCTTGTTGCGGTCAGTCTCGTCAGGATATTCCTTATACTCAACAATTTGATGCTCTACCTTGATGTGCCGTTCAATATCAATCAGCGTGATTTTTTTGTGCATCGAGAAATCAAGAAACGAATAGGCATCGTTTTGCTTTGCAAGGTCAATTACTGTACATTCATACGAGCGAACAGGGTATGACATCGTAGCAACCTTAGCCAACGCATCGGCATACAGATTTTCTGGGATAGTGTATCTTTCATCGCTCCAATATGCACAAACAACCTTATCTGAATAAGCCTTGTTCTCGACATAGGGAAGACCGTATCGCTTTCCGTCAACAACAGCCTCCTCGATAGACATACCATCTTTGCCGTAGGCATAAAGCCTCGTGGCAAAATCGGTAGTTTCGCCTTTGAAAGACAATGTTTTCAGGTTTAACTCACTTGTTAAATACTCTCCTGTCGGCTGCATTTTTGTTGGGTCAACAACAATCAGACGCTTTTCTCTTATTTTCCAAACAAAATACACTTTGTAAGTGTTCATACACTCGTAAATAACATCGTAATCTGTGCATAGGTCAAACTCTATGGTCCTACGAATAGACGATATGTCAGCACCCTCGATAGTCCAATCTTGCGGCAGATGACTTTCTAACACTTCCGTAAGAGATTTCGTCTCGCTTCTGTATGCTGAGTAAACTGTCGTTTTCAAAAAATCAAAGTTCAACTCACAGTCCATCTTGTCATCATCTATTTTTTTGATGAGCCAGTCGTTATCGTCTGTCAGCACTCGGCACTCCTCAAAGAGCTGTTGATATTGCTCGTGTCTTGTGTCTACACAGAAACTCATCTCGTCACAACCATCGAGCTTGTGCGTAATACTGAAATCCTCATACGCAGACAACGGTGTTTTCACACCGTTCGCATCAAAGAAAACAATCACGGTAGCACCTCCTTACAAGAATATCGGATAATAACTTATCTCGACAGTCGCATCGCCACTGATTGTGACATCGTTTTCGCCACATTCAAAGCACGGAAATTCAGTCATATCAGTATCTGCAAACTTGTTTGTTCCGTTTTGCATTACTGTCTTTTTAATGCCGTCAACAACAACCTCTCCTATGATGTTCTTTACGGTAATGCCGTTTACAGTCACTTCTGTTGTGCCTGAATTCGGCATAATTTTAATGATTGCAGATGACTTGTAGTTTCCATCAACATACAGTTTTCCGCTTTGCTTGAAATTTTCGGTTGTTAACGCCTTATGGCGAACTCCAGAAAAAGAAAACTTCGTCTGCATTATCCACGGTGCTTTTTCTTCTGGGTCTGACACCTTTTCAAACACGCAGGTGTAGTAAAAACCGTCAGGTAAAAACAGCAACGCATCTTTATGCAACTGCGCTGTCAAATTGGATATGTTAAGGCTGATTTCAGCCATTGAGTCTCCCTCAAAATCCAATGTTATTTCGACCGACCGCAAGCCAACTTTACCATCAAGCTGAATAGGGAAAATTGACGAGGGAGGAGACATATACCCGTTACCATACTCGCAAGCTCCGATGCTGTAACTCACCAGATGAGCCTTGAAAATATCGAGTGTTTGTCCGTTAATTTCAGTATCAAATAGCTTCATCACTTATCCTCCCACGCCAATTCTTTTTCTATATACGGTGTCAGCACTCTTGCCGACTTCTTGCCGTCAATATAGATGTTGTTTTCAACATACTGCGGCTTACTTCCGTCTTTTGTTTCCGTCTCCTGTGCATCTGTGTCATTGCTTTTCGTGTGCTCCGATGCGGCAGATGCACTCACAACAGTGCCTATTTCGCCAACTCGTGCGTTTACAACACCCTGAACATCGGCGACCAAATTGTCAAAGTCAACATTATCGGGGTCAAAGTCAACTTCTGGCTCATTAGTTTCAAAATCAACATCTGCTATTGCATCGGCAACATCCTGCGTAGCGTCAATAGCCGTCTGAGCCTCATCCGCGATACCTTCCGCAAGACCGAGCATCAAATTTTTACCGATGACATTCTCAAATAGCGTTGACGGCGAATGTATACCGAAAAAGTCTTTAATTCCGTCTACTATGCCGTTGAAGAAGCCTTTGATTTTGCCCCAAATCCAGTCCTTGACATTTTTAATACCATTCCATAATCCCTTAATGAGATTTGAGCCTACTTCCGCAAATTTAAAAGCTCCGTCATTAAAAGCGTCTACTAACGCTTTTATGATTTCTGGAACGGCTTTTACAAGCTGAACAATTATCTGCGGCAAAGCCTTTATCAAGGACACAAACAAATCTATGCCTGACTGAATGAGTAGCGGAATATTATCAAGCAACGCCAAAATGATGCTTGAAATGATTTCTGGCACAGCCGAAACCAACGCAATGATGATGTCGGGCAATGCTCCGATTAACGAGGTCAACAGGTCAATGCCGCACTGAATAATTAGCGGTATCGAGTCTATCAGAGCTTGAATAATGGAATTGATAATCTGCGGCAGTACAGCTACGATAGTGATTATAATTTGCGGCAGAGCCTTAACTAAGGAAACGAACAGGTCTATTCCGCACTCTATTAACAGCGGTATCATTCCTATGAGTGTACTGATGATAGACGCAATAATTACAGGCAATACATTGACTATTGCGTAGATTATATCTGGCAAAGCCTGTACCAGAGACACAAGAAGTTGAACACCGCAGTCTACTATAAGCGGTATCATATCAAGCAATGACGCCACAATGTTGTCTACTATACTCGGCAGAGCTAAAACAATCGTGTTGATGATAGTCGGAAGCTCTTGTACAAGCGAAGTAAACAGCGTGATGCCAGCTTCGATTATCTGAGGCAGAAGCTCCATTAAGCCATCACAGATGCTCTGCACAATAGTCGGCAACGTATCAAGAAGCGAAACAATGATGTCGGGCAATGCTTCCACTATTGCCATAACTATCGAAATGACCGCTTCAAGTAATATCGGAATTGCCTCTACAAGAGTATCTACTATGAGCTGCACAAGTTCAGGCAGATAATCTACAAGTGTCGTAATTAGCTCAGGCAGAGCCACAACAATCGCAAGAATGATACCAGATACGCACTCGACGAGCTTCGGCAAAGCTGATTTCAGACCCTCGATGAGCGTATTCAGTATCTTCGGAATTGCAGAAACAAGTGTCGGCAAGGCTTGAACTATGCCATCGGCAAGCGCACCTAACAGCGTGATACCAGCTTCGATAAGCAACGGGATATACTCAGCTATTGCTGAACAGAAACCAACCAGTCCGGCTGCAATACTGTTTACAATACTTCCAGCGTTAGCAGATATTCCATCGCACAAGGCGATAACCAGCTCGCCGCCGAGCGCAACGAGGTCGGTCATTATGCTGAAAAAACCAGATATAAAAGTGTCTAAAAGGCTTGACGCCGCTTCGGCAATAGAACTTGCATTAGAAGTAAGACCACTCACAAGAGATGAAACAATAGAAACAGCTGCTTCAACAATAGTCGGTATATACGATACAATGTAATTGACAACCTCTGCGAGTACATTTCCGACTGAACTTACAAGACCATCAAAGCCTCCACTCTGAAACGCATCGCTTAACTGCTGAACAAGAGTTGTTGCAAATCCGACTGCTTCTGCAAGCGGTGTACGCATTTCATCGTAAACTGCTATACCGAGATTTTTCGCAGCATTTGATAGCAATGTTAATTTGCTTTCAAAAGTTTCGTATCTTTGTGATGCTTCTTTTGTGAGGGCAGTATTTTCTTCCCACGCTGTGCTTGCAATATCAAGAGACTCAGCCATCAGGTCGCTTGCACCTGCGGCACGAAGTAGAGCATCACGAACTACAACGGTGTCCATAGCAGATAGCTCAGTAATTTCTCCGAGTTCTGCTATTACACCGATAGCCGACTTTCCACTTTTCTCAGCATTGTTTAAGCCTGATAAGAATGCCATTAACGCTTTTGTGGCATCTTCTTGGAATGTCTTTTTGAACTGGTCTGATGTCATACCTGCAACGCCAGCGAGAGCATCTAAGGCATCGCCGCCTTGTTCACAAGCAAGTTGCATCATTGATAGCGTTCTCGACATTGCAGAGCCGCCAGCTTCAGCGGCAAGACCAACAGAAGACAACGCACCTGACAAAGCCATAATCTGACTTTCGGATAAACCAACCTGTTTTCCTGTACCAGCCAGCCTTAGAGCCATATCAACAATTTCGGACTCTGTTGTGGCGAGGTTGTTGCCGAGCGCAACAATAGTCGAACCAAGTCTATCAAAATCAGACTGCGACATTCCAGTGATATTTGCGAGCCTTGCAAGCGAGGTGGCAGCATCGTCTGCTGTCATATTAGTGGCAACACCGAGGTTTACCATCGTCTCTGTAAAGCCGAGAATACTATCTGTTTTAATTCCGAGCTGTCCTGCTGCTTCTGCAACAGAAGCTATGTCAGCAGCGGCAGACGGTATTGTTTCAGACATTTTAAGGATGCCACTTCTTAGTTGAGCAAGCTGCTCATCGGTAGCATTAACCGTTTTCTTAACGCCAGCAAAGGCGCTTTCAAACTCACTTCCGTATTTAATTACTGCTGCTCCACCAGCAACAAGAACGGCGCTAACCGCCGATATTGCTTTTGTTACCCCAGCAGTAACTGTACCAGCCATTTTTGCCAGACCAGTTTTTAGCCCACTCTGGTCGAGTTCGGTGTCAATAATAACAGAGCCGTCAGCCATATAAATCACCATCCTTTTTTGTGACTCACACGGCTCAACGGCTCAAAAGTGCAAATATATTCATACATAAACTGCGTAGCTGTTTATGTTAATAATCTATTATTCTATTTGTTTATTTTCTATTCTATTCTATTATATTCTATTGCGAAAGATTTTCCGTGGACTGTCACGCGGACAATCCACGGACTTTTCTTATGGTCGGTCATTTCTTAATGACCTGCTTGCCATCTTCGATAACAAGCTCGAACTCCTGCTTGCAGCCACGAGTGCATTTCAAAAATACTCCGTGACATTCGGCGGTGTTCTCGTAGATAGAGTGCTTTGCTCCGCAGTGAGGGCATACTATCCACATTCTCTCTGTCGATACACTTATCAACTTAACCACCTCCAAAAGCAGCTCCTGCTCTTGCAACCTTTTCTTCAAAGGTCAGGTTTTCTGGCAGGTCATAAATCCGTTTGAGCTTAGCTATTCGTTCTCGCTCTCTTTTGTTTTCGATGCTACTGAGGTCTGTTGCTCGATAACTCATCATCTCAACGATTTTGTTGTGACTTTCGAGACTTTTGAACAAAGCCTGAAATTTCCACCAATGAAGATACTCAATCTCATTAAGGTCAATCCTGTACTGCGTTAGGAAAGCACCGAAAATATACGGTGCATCAATCTCGTAATTGTATATCATCTTCGGTTTTAGCTCAACAAAGCCGTTTTTCCGTACTTGCTGTTTCTTTTTTTCAGGCTCGCCACAACGGTAAAAATTAAGAATAGCGTTGACTGCCCCCTTGTAATCGGTAGGTCTTTCCTCCGTAAAGAACAGGTCAATCATTTCTTCAACCTTATCACGGTTACTGAGTGTGCCGTCTGCGACCACCTTTTCAAAGATAATACAGGTGCGAAAATCACTGTCGATGAAGTAAACCTTGCCATTGACAACTGCGGTTTCTGGCAAGGTATCAAGCAAAATATTCTCTCTCATTTCTTCTTGTTAGCTGCTCTACGCTGCTGCCTGTTGGAATACTTGCCAAAAGTATTCTTTGCTCTCAAGATGTCATCCTTTTGTAAACGGACTACTTCGAGAAATGCTTCGTAGGCTGCATAGCAAATACTGATATTGTTCTTTTCAGTACAAACAGCATTGCCAGCACCATCTTCAAGAACTCTGTCAAAAAAGTCCTTTATGAGTTTACAGTGAGCACGGATGAGTTCCGAAGACTTGCCAATCTTAGAGATGGCAGCTTCCTCTTCTCTCATTTTCTCAACAGCATTTTCAAACTTTTCGGATGCGTCAGCGTCACGGACATCAAACTCATACTTGACTCCGTTGTACTGAAACATAGTGTTTACTTCTTGGCTCATTTGCTCATTTCTCCTTTCAAAGATTAGGCGTTAGCGGTAAATGTTTTTGTGCTTCTGTCAAAAATACCCTCAACGAGATCCGAAACAGCTTTCATTGTTCCAGTATAGATGAGGGCATCCGTGCCATCGCCTTTGCCATCAGGAATAATAGCGTAGGTTCTCTTGGTAGCAGCAAATTTTCCGTCAGTTGTTTCTTCCCAGCAGTTTACCGAAACAATCTCTCTGTGGGTAGCTGTGCCAATAAGCTCTTTGTCGGTTATTTCAATAATCTCCTCGACAACAGGCTCACCAGCAATACAATCGCAACTATAAGAGATGCTGGGAGAATAGCCGATAACATCGGTTTTTTCAGTCTTATAGTTTACATATTTTCTGGTATACTCTTTCGGGTTTTTTGCTTCGGGGAAAGTCGTAAAGCCCTCGCCGATAAGGTTGAATGTTTTGCTTTCGCCAGTGCCGCACTGCATATACGACTCCCACTGACAACGCAAAACCAAATCATTTGATGCAACATTGTTAGGCATAAATTATATCCTCCTTGCTTGATATTCAAGCGTGAATAACGCTTGATAGTCTTCTGTGCCGTCTTCGTATCTGGCGGCAATGGATGGGGTTGAAGTCGTCTCAATCTTTGTCGCTGTTCTGTTCTGGTCTATTTGAGGCAGGTGCGCATAAGCTCCTTTGTCATTTTTCTCTTGCAGCCAGTTTGCGAGCTCTTCAAGACAACCAACAGCGTCAAGTCTTGATGCCGTGTCCAGAGCGTTCACTCTAATATAGACGGCAAAATTCCAAACGCCGATATAAGAGCCATTGACATAGCTCTTTTTCTTTTCTGCGGCAGAAAGCTGTTGGAGCATTAAACTCGGAACTTCCTTGCCTAAGTCTTCAAGCAGAAAATTCACAGGTCTTTTCTGCCAAGTGTTGAGATGGTCTCTCATCACCTTAGCAATAAGAACGCCATCGTTTGTAAATATCCTCTGCATACATCAGTCTCCTTTAACGATTTTTCTTACTCCTGCAAGCCAAGCATCTTTCTTTGCGGCTTTAGCTTTTTCAAACCATTGAGCACACGCTTGCGGATGCTTGTCTTTGGAAAAGTTGAAACTTGTTCCGTAGTACATTGCTCTGGCATACGGTGCATTGTAAACAACCTGACCGCTGCCGATTACTGTACCGAGCACACCGCTGTTCATCAGGTTGCCAGTTCGCATCGGCACATAAGGAGCACTGTCTTTCAAAACCTCGTTATCAAGAAACTTCTGTGCGGCAGAGTATTTCGGGTTGAACCGTCCGACACAGCTCTGCGTATTGATAACCACCTTGTAGCCTTTAATCATCGTCCGTCCACCTCGTAATGCCACATTCTCCTGCTACCAGCTTTTTTATGGGAAAAGCCTGTAATTCTCAGCTCCAAGGAGCTTCCGACTTTTTTGAAGCGGTCTGTTCCTTTATCGCTGATAGTCCAATACTTGCTCTTGTCGTCAAGCGACTTCCACTGGTCGTAGGGCATAAAGCTCCGAGGTGCGCCGTCTTCCGATACGGCAACTGTCTTTTCATCGAAGATGTATAACCGTCCGCTGTCGTTTGCTTTCTTACCTTGCATATTCAGGTCAGCACCCTCGTTCGCAGGGCAATAGCAATGCAACAGCGTTGTTTCCTGATATTTGGCTACATCGTCAACCTCTCCGATATAGTTCATCAATACAGCTGTATCAATCAACATCCTGCGGCTTGCCATATTTACACCTCCGTTCAAAGGCTTCGGCATAGACCCATTTAGTCATCAAGCCAAGCCTTTTTAACGACATCACTGCCAGAGGCGAGATAGGAATACCGTTATAAGCCGTTACAGCCGTCTGAGCCGTCGTTCCAGCAGAAATGGAGTAATCGCCCAAGCTCTCACTATTGCCGCTTAAAGCTGCCTCAGAGAAGCCAAGTATGGCATCTACGCCACCTTGCTCGTAAAGCAACTCAACTTCATAGCAGACAGCTTTCTTAAAAACCGAATTTGCTTCGGCATCGCTGTCAGGCTTTCTGTTGCAAACATCGTAGATAATGTCGGAAGCAATATCGGCAAGTCGCTCAAACTCTTCCTGCGGTATCTCTCTGCCTCCAAACGACCCATTGTAAAAACTCTGGTCGATATAAGCCATAAGACACCTCCGTTATTCTTCTGCGTGGCTTCTCCTGATATGGGTCTTTAAGCTGGCTTCCTTGCTGTATTCCTTGCCACAATGAGGGCAGATGAAAGTCTGCTCAGCTGTTTCGTCAGCAGCCTGTTCAGGTTCTGTTTCCGCTTTCTCAGTATTGCCGTCAGTTGCAGCTGTTTCGTCAGCAGCCTGTTCAGGCGGTGCTTCGGGAGAAGTCTGCACATCGTCAGCCTCTCCCTCTGCTTTCCACCCGTCAGCACGATACCGAGGAATGAAACAGTCGAAAACAAACTTTTTCTGACCGTCTTTTTCCATTAGTATCATTGCAAGACCTCCTTAGCCAAGAGACACAATACGGGCAATCGGAATAGTCTTGTGAGCGATATATTCCTTGCCAGTAGCACCAGCGGTGTTTACAAGCTCCCAGTTCGTGCCAGTTTCAAGCTCAGCATCGGTAGGCGAAAGTTTCGCCATAGATGCCATTGTGAAGCTGATGCCAAACGGAGCAAAGCTCTTGCGCTGACGGCTGTAAAGAGTGTCCTGACCGCCGTTGGTCTTGGGGTCACGGTCAACTTCGTAAGGTACACGAGCACCGCAGTCGGTGTACTCAATAGCACCGTCACCGAGAATATAGGTCGTATATACGGTTTTGGCAGGAGTATCAACTTCGTAGTTGCTTACCTGAGTTCCGCTGGGGTTGGTGATAGGCGTGTAGGTAGTGCCACTCTTTGTGTAATAGGTCTTGCCAGCAACAGGACTGGTGTCAGTGCTCTGCTTGTAAGTTGCAGCAGTCTCTTCAACAGGCATAGTATCGTCAACGAGGACAGTACGACCGTTAAGAGTAGCGATGCCGATTTCTCTCTCCATACCCTGAGCATCTGTGTACTTCAAATAGGTCAAGAGTTTAAGGTTTTCAAGGTTGGTCGCAACGACAGAGTGCATAATGGCGAGGCTGAACGCACTTTTGTTGTCACCGCAAGCCTTTTGCATAGCGGTGTTCAGAGAAGTTGCGTCCATTTTGCCAGCAACACCCTCGCTGTTATTAACGGCGGTTATATCGTGAGTGTGAGCAGCTACAAAAGCAGCACCAGCAGTATCGGACATTTTGAATACGCCGTTGAGAATGTGAACGATAGTTGCTTGGTCTACTTCGTTCCAGTAGTCAGAAATCTGCTCTGCTACATTCTCGATAAAGTCCTGACCGCCAGTAATATCGTAGCTAAAATCATTCTCAGTCCAAGCGTTTGCACGACCGACAACGACACGGCTGTGGCGGAAAGACTTGGTGCTGCTTGCTTTGATGTCGGTAGAACCGTCATAGTTCTGCGGAGCAGAGCCATTGATAAGACCTTTCAAGGTTGTGGTGATATAGTTACCACCATCTTGGTCTGCCATAGCGGCAGCAAGGTCAGGTCGAGGACGGATAGCACGGCTCTTGATGAGCTCAGCTTTGTTCGGGTTCGGGATGCGCTCGATGTAGCCCTGAAAGACTTCACCGTTAAAAATTTTGTTGTCAAAGATAGATGCGTTAGGCATAATTCTTTACCTCCAGTTTTTAATCAAATTTTATTTCCGTATTCGGATTTTCATTTTTCTTCCTCATAAGCTCTGCAAGACTAACTTTAGGCTTAGGCTGAGGCTTCTGAGGGTTGGGGTCTGAGAACTGCGGTTTAGGCACAGGAGGTTCTGTGGCAGGAGGCGGTGTCGGCTCGGTGGGCTTTACAACGAAAGCTCCTTTGTAGTCGTCATCAGCCATAAGGCTGTCTATATACTCCTTAGCTCCAATGAACTTGCCGTCCTCATAAGGAAACTTCTTGCTGAGAAAAGCAGCTCTGATGCCATCTTTTGCAGCTTTAGATGAGAACTGATAACCGCCAAGAAACATATCAAGGCTGTGTGTCTGTTCCTGCTCTGCAAGCTGCTGACGAAGTGCGGCAGTGTCATCATTATATTTCTGTTCCCAATCGGTTACAGACTGTTTGATGCCATCCACATCCATATCCTTGTAGGACTGGATTGTTTGGTTTGCTGCTGTGAGCTGGTCTCGAACACCTGCGAGTTCGGTTTCCTTTGCGTCGAATTTTTCCTTTGACACATAGCCACCGTCTGCGAGGTTGACGAGCTTCAACTCTTTGTTGGCGGTCAACGCCTCAGCAAGCTGCTCATAAGTGAGAGCAACAGGTTGACCGTCTTCGGTTACTCCGAAAAGTTTTTTGAGAAATTCGTACATTGATTTTCCTCCGTTCGCTGATTTGATTTAATCGACTGTTCACTCAGTCATCTGCTATCTGGCGTTTATATCTCTGCCAGCAAGAGACATTTGAGGCAGTTTATATGCCGTACCACAGGGCAATCGTGGAATAGGCATCCACATCGCCAAAGAAAAAGACACCGCTATTTAGCGATGCCTCGTTCAATCTCTTTCAGCAGTAAAAAAACTGCCTGTTCATTAGTGTATCGGTCTCCATAGTAACGCTTAACTGTATGACCGTTCACTCTGAAAATAAATTGGTCTGTGTCATATCCTCCAGACTTTCTTCTAAGTAAAGCCACTCTGGGTGTTTTTCATATCATCAACCTCCTTTTTTGGCTTTCTTGTTCGCCCACACAGCTTTGCTGCTTACGCTGTGTCCGAAACCAGCAGTCCACTCACGCTCGTTTGTGCGTGTCCTGCCAGTCTCCTGCAAGAATTTTTTAAGAGCAGCCTCTCTATTCTTTAGCTTGACAGAAGACCTTTGAAACTGCTCGTATAGTTCATCGTGCAGAGCATCTGTTTTCGCTTCATCCATAGCTGCGTTTATCGTAACGCACTCTTTTTTGGCGTTGCGTACCTGTCGCTCGTAATACCTCTGCTTCTGACTTCGCTCATAATCAACAAGATTTGAGGAGCCAGAGTCTGCTGATGGGTCAGAACTGAAAGAGCGTGTTGACAGACCCTCAAAGTAAGGGTAAAAACTATGATAACAATTCCAGCCGCACAATCCTGCGCCTGTTCCATATCCTGTTGCATCGTAAAAGTTCGGATAACCGCTTCGCTTGCCTTTCAAGCAGAAAACACGACCTTGCCATAGAGCGTGTTCAGGTCTTGCTCCTGAATGGCTGCTCGTTTCAACCAACTCACATTCCATTTCGCTTGCTCTCGCAAGTTGTAACTTTGCCGTAGACTGATTGACACCAGTTGTAACGGCTCTTCTGACCGCCGACTCTATTCCTGTGTACGAGCCTGACGGATAAGCAACTTTTTCGATGCCTTTTGAAGCAATCTCTTTTACAGCGTTTTTTATCGCTGTATTTGGGCTAAACGCCCCAGAGATAATTTGTATATATGCTCTGTCTAAAACATTGTTAAAAGCTAAATTTGCAACTTTTCCAGTCGTTTTGGTGTAATTGCCGATAAGAGCAAGCGTTGTATCTGCTCCTTGTAATAACATAGCTTGTAAAGCAGGAGAATTTTCAATAGCAGAGGGCGTCAATCCAGCGGCGGTGTAAATAGCATCATCATAGGCAAGCGATTTTACGCCAGCTTCTTTCATCAGCCGTCTGATTTCTTTTGTAGACAAACCAGTGGCTTCTGCGAGGAGCTTATCAACATTCTTGCTGAGATAGCCAAACTCCTGTGCTTTTTTGAGCTGCCACTTTGCCGTGTCGGTCATATATCCTGTCTTGACAATTCTTCTTGCAATATCGGCTGCAATATCTTGCTCGACTTGGCTGTATATCTCGACAACACCGTCTGCCACAGAGACAATGTATGCAGGTGCAAGCATAGTCTTTTACCCGCCTTTCTTACTCGTCTTTCTGTGCGTTCGGGTCAGTTGGCGGTTCTTCAACACCATCCTCGCCGTCATCGCCGATAGGCTCTTTGTTAAAGCCCATTAAATCATCATCTGACATATCATCGACTTCGCCGAGCTTTTTCTTAGCTGTTGCCTCATCTTCGCCGTACCACTTCATACGGTATTCATAAGGCAACATTAAGCCCTGAGAAACTTCCTGCTGGTCTCTGATGCGTTCGGTTTCTGTATCAACAATAACGCTGTCATCCCATACATAGGTTGTTTCATATTTACCATCAGGCGCAAGGTCGTAGAGCGTAGCAAGGCAATACATAGCATAGGCAAGGTCGTCGAGAGCAGTCTGTAACGACTTCTGAATATCTGTTATGAGGGCATACGAGCGTTGCTTCATAATCTTGATTTCCGTAGCCGTTCTTGCTATTTCTGTCGGGTCTGAAAGTGTGCCTCTCGACAAACAACAAGCATCCTCAATCTGAATAAGTAACCTATTCAATCCAGTCATATAGTTTGCGTCTCGTAAGGCTGGAGACCACGCTTTCATAAGACTATCTCCACTTGCTGTTGCAGCATCAAGAGCGTTGGTGCGATACAGTCTTTCTTTACCCTCTGGCAAGACAGGCAATCCGTTAATGTGCTTGAACATTTCCTCGGCAGCATCAATCGCAAGTTCACCACCCTCATATTCCCACATCAGGCGCTGGAATTGCTTATCTGCTTCTCGGATGAGGCTGAACGCCCTGCTGTAAACAGACACGCCGAGAGGTGAACGCATATCAATCGTATTGCCAATCGGCATCTTAAAATAGGCAAACAGTGTGCTTTCCACATTCTTCATTACTACCTCTGGCTGAATTTCAGACCAATCTGGTACTTCTGTGAGGCTGCACTCTTTACCGAGAGCATCATCCATAGATGATACATACGCCTTGTTCGTAATCTTGTAGGTCGTGCCTATAAGTTCGTGCCGTTCAAGGCGACTGTAAACTTTTTTGCCTACCCACTGGCGATAGATAAAATAAGCTCCTGTAATCTTCTGGGCGTTACTGAACGCTATCGGATAAAAAGCGTTTGCCTGTACTATCTCGGTGACGATTTTGTCTCCGTTAATATAAGGCTTAAACACCAGACCTCCTCCAGCACAAGCGTACTCGGTATTCGGTCTAATATCCTTTCTGATTGTTTCAAACTGTTCGCTGATATAATCAGCCATCGGAGAACCTTTGATGTTTACCTCCATTTCGAGCGTAACAGCTCTCGCTATTTCGGATGCCACTATTGCAGGTATTCCGAGCGACTGGTGATTTTCAGCCAGCCACGGAGCGTTACCGCCAAACATTTCAAGCCACATATCAATGGCTTCCATCATCTTATCGGATGTAATGCTTTCGTTCTGGGCGACTTCTGATATGCTCTTCATAAAACTGCTGGAAAACATCTGCCTCCACCTCCTTACTATTTTCTTGAAATTTTCAAACGCCATTTTCACATCTCCTTACTCGTTAGCCAAAAATCTTGCTCCCTCACGCTCTATCGTGTACTCAAAAGCATTAAGCGTACCGATGTCGGTAGCTGTGCTTCTGGAGTCTTCTGACCGTTTTTCGCTCCAAACGGCAGTTGAAAAGGCTCTTGAAAGAGCCTCACAATCTTCTGTAAGGAACAGTCTATCCTGTGCCAGTAATCTTGTTGTCAATCTAATTCGATTGTTCACGCTGTCATTTGCAGCTGTCCTGACAGTGATAGGCACACGGTGCACTTCAACAGCTGACTTTATTGTCTTCAACAGGAAGACTTCCTTTGCATCGCAATAGGCATAATCGAGCTTGTTGTACTTCTGCTGTATCATAGTGGCGAACTCTACAAATTTCTTACCGAGTGCGTCCGTTTCGACCTCTCCATCATACTTTTCAGCTGCAAGAACAACAGCTCTTTTGTGTCCTGCAATAATGGCAGTAGCAACCAGCGAAGTTCCTTTTATGGAGCTTCCGATGCTTACGCCGATATTGACCTGAGCAATCTGCATCACTCTGACAGCTTCGTAAGGGATAATGATTGCCTCAGTCTTCTCAACAAAGATGCTGTAAATCTTGTTCTGCGAGAAGCAGGAAAGAACAACAGCATCGCCTCTGTCTGGCGACTTGATACCCCTGTCTTTCATCGCTTTCTTACTTTCCAACATAATCTTGCCAGTGCTTGTTATGCTGTATTTTCTGACGGAAAGCTGTGCAACAAGCTCTTCATCATTTGCGATGCTGACCTCTTTGTTTTCCATCAGCGTTTTCAGCGTTGCCCACATATAGGTCGATATATCCTGATAACGGTCTTCCGAGCCGTCCTGCGGAGGCTTACTGCCGAAGTTCACAGGCACTATTTCCAAACGCCTAAGCCGTTCTTCGATTTTGACTTCTTCAAGACGGTCTGTAACACCGCCGCCAAGACCTGTATCGTCAATGTTTACGGTAATAACGCCCTTGTAGTTCTGGTATTCCTTTATTAGCCGTTTGTACTGCATCACGATGTCACCTACGGTTGTCATAAGGCTCTGTCCGTGCCGCACAACAGGTATGTCAATCTTGCCACCAACATTTGTGGCGATTATCGTTTCATCGTCTCCGTATCGTGCTACATCGACACCCATCGTAATCTTGTAAATTTTCTCTGTGTCAATCTCATTAACAACCGTCTGCTCAATAAGAGGCAACGGCAGAAACACATCGTCTTCCTGAGCAGGAAAGTCGCCATAGACACGAACTTTGACTACATTGCTGTGCTCACCGTACTTTCTGATGAACGCCGCTATGTTTTCTTTGTTCGTTCTTGTGCTGTCAAGTGACGAAACTCTGTGGCACTTGTACATTCCTCTGTCTCGGTTATGACTGTCATAGAATGTGCCTGTTGTTCTCGTGGGGTTGGCACACATCAAGAGTTTGTTGTTCTTGCCTGACAGCGTAGCCAATATTGCTTCCATAATGTCATCTTCAACACCAGAAGCCTCGTCTACGATGATGAGCATATTTTCCTCGTGGAAGCCTTGCATATTTTCAGGCTCTGAAGCTGTCTTTGCAACCGCAAACCAGCGTTTCTCGTAGCCTTTCATATACACATAGGTTTTTGTCCAAGTAAGCAGCTCTTGTAGCAAAGGACTTTTCGACCTCCACTTTTCGACCTCAGACCATAGAATGTCATTCAGCTGTTGTCTTGTAGGTGCAGTGGCGATAACTTTCGGAAAGCGGAAACAGGATAAGAACCAGAGCAAAACAATCGCTTCAACGCTCGTCTTTCCAACACCGTGTCCTGACCTTACGGACACCTTTGTGTAACCTGCGATGTCCATAAGCACATTTCTTTGCCATTCGTCAGGGTTGTAGGAGCAAACCTCTTTTGCAAACAGAACAGGGTTTTTCTGGTACAATGGCAGACGCTGTTTGAAGAACTTACGCCTCTTCTGCTGTGCCGTCAGTGCCATCTTCGTTTTCCTCCTCTTCCATTGCTATATCAGGGATGCTGTTTACCCAGTCGTCAACTGCGTTGTTGCTGCCCTCTTGCTTACCAATCTCGTTATCAAAACGCTTTTGGTCGAGTTCTTGTTCGGGTGTTTCACCAGCGATTTTGACAATAAACTCCATCGCTCTTACATCACCTGTCATAGCTTGGGCAAAAGCTCTGGCGAACAATGCGACTCTGTTTGTGAAGTCTTCTTCGTCAACGGACATCAACCGCAGGTTCTTTTCCAAAGCCTCCGAACAGGGCAAATTCAGTATGAGTTGTGCTGCTTTTCTGGCATCTCTTTTCTTGCGTCTTGTGACGCCAGACTGGATGCCTCCGTTTCTGCCCCTCTTCTTTGCTTCTTCCTTGCTTCTGACAGGTTTCAGGTTTTCAGGAGCACCACCTTTTTTCGCCATTTCACCACCTTCCAATCTGAACTGTGTCATTAAATTCAAAATGACCGAGATAAGACAGCATAGGAGCGTCTTAACTCAGTCATTCTAATAAAGTTGTTGCCTTTAACAAAAGGCTGTTGTAGCTCATTTTAGAGCATTTGATGACTACTTACTAAAAATCGTCAAACAAGTTTTGCTGACTTGCTTCCGTGTCGTAGTCTCCGTTTTCAAGTGCTTTGAGGTCTTTTGCTGTCGGAACAGGATAGCCCCTGTCTTCGTCAATTTTACCGTAACCTCCACTTGGAGTTGTAGTTTCAAGGAACTTTGTCCACGGTTTATCATCGAACATTCCCTGACGCTTTTCTCCAACACCGCCACCAAGAGCAGCTTCTTCGGTTTCAATGAACTCCTGCACAGTCTTGCCTCGTCTCTTGCCCTCGTATGAGTGGCAGTCGCAGCAGTAGTCAGGAAGCACACCGTCAAACTTACAGTCATCAAGGTGCACATATTCATCTTGCTTCAAAATTCTCTCAGAGAGCATATAGTTGCAAGCAATGTAGCAAGCGTCTCTGTTCTTCTTGCAGTAGAGTAGAAGCGTCAAAGCTTTTGCTACAAAGAGCTTTTCTTTCTCGTAGCCTTTTCGCTTTGCGTTGAACTCGTCATCCGCTTGCTTCAATGCTACAATCTCTTTGGTGATAACTCCATAACAGTCTTCCGCTGAAATCATCAGCAGTCTTCTCCAAAGATATGCGTGGTAGTGTCCGAACATTTCGTTGGCGGCATAACCTGCAAGCTCAACATTTCCTCTGCGGATAGCTTTCTGCAAAAGGTTTGACATCTCGCTCAACTTGTGTCCGTTTTTTGTTACTAACTGGTTGTATGCCATCGTCATTCACCCCCTTTCGATTACCGTATCGTAATCGTATCAGGCTATTTCGCTGGCAGTCAAGCAATATTTGCTCTTGTTTACAGTTAGAAAACAAGTTATTTTTCGATAACTTCAATACCATACTGTTTGGCACACTCGTGCTCGATTTTGCAACCTCGTGCATCTTCCCAGCCATCACAGAAGTAAGCAATATCCGCTTCTGCCATACGCTGAATTGACTTGCCTAAGCCATCAAGCGGATGTCTGTACCTGTTGGCTGGCGAATAGCTCTGAACTTCCTCGACTGGCTCGTTAAACTCCTTTTCAAGCTCAGCGAGAACAGAGTCACGCTCATTGATGATGTCGATTTCTTTTCTGCCTTTCATTGGCTGACTGATAAAAACTCTTCTCATTGCTAAACCTCCTAACGCTTCACCGAAATCTTCGGGGTGTTCTTTTTCTCGTCAAACTCGTAGTAGCGACCCCACTTCAACTTCATATACTCGTTGCACTCAACAATCTTTCGCATATTCTTGTTGATGTTGTCACCGCCCTCGTTTGTGTCCAGACCTGCGTTCATAGCGAGATACTTCGGAATGATGATGATACGGTTATACAGAAGCTCCTGCAAAACCTTGTCGGTGTCTTCCTTAACATCCGCTTTTAAGTCCATCGTAGCTTTGTACCATTCCTTGTTGTACCAGTAGATGCCTCCGCACAATCCTGCAAACTGGAACTCCTGCGTGTAGCTCCAAGGCTTCGACGTTACCGTAATCGAAGCAAATCCGAGGTGTAGGTCTTCGAGGATTTGAGCAATCCTGAGAAACTCCATATCTATCAGGTCTTTGTCTTCAATCGTGGTCGTATCTTCAAGGCGGTACATAATAGCCGAGATGTCATCGTCAATCTGCATTACAATGTCTTCGGGTGCATTGTCTATTATCCACTGGCGTGTCTTTGACATATTGTTGATAAGCTCATCTTCAACGGCAAGGACTTTCCGAACGCCAGAAGCCTTGTACGCTTCCTCTTCCGACTTCCTGACTACATAGGTGCAATCATTCAGCAGGTGGTCTGTGATAATTTTGTGCGGTCTTCGGTAGCTCGGCACATAAATTCCGAGAGTTTTGTCTTTTTCCATCACTTTACCTCCTCGGAGGAATAAATGTGTACATCTCTATGGAAAAAATCTGTATCAACGACTGAAATCAGCGAGAACACGCCTCCGTCAACAATATCCTTATGGTGATACGGATTTGCGTACACCAACAGCGTAGGTTTGTTTCGTTTTATCGCCGCCTTTTCCAGCTTCTTCAATACCTCTTTGAACACTTCGCCTCGGAATGGGTCATACATATACAGAATGTCGTAGTCATCGTACTTCTCGTACTCCGTTGCCGATAGATTGAACACATCCGAGTCGTTACCGAGCAGCTTCATATTCTTCCGAGCAATTTCGGAGATACTCTTGCTATATTCGATGCCGTCAACCTTTGCAAACTCAGATTGCGAGAACAGCTCCATAGCTCCACCTTTGCCGCAGCCTATATCGAGTACCTTTTTGTCTCTGATGTCCAAAAACAGACGCTCCTCAATATAGCAGATGACATCTACAAGCCCCATCTGTCTGCTTGCTCCGCTATTTGTGGCGAAACGGAAGTCATAATCGAATGTCTCTTTCGCAATGGTCTTTACGAGGTCAACTCCGTATTCTGCTTCAAGCCATTCATAAAAGCCAAACTTTTCGCAGCCGAATATATCTTCGAGCAGGATATAGTCAAAGCCATTTCTTGCAAACATATCGGCATAATTTTTATCGCTCGGAACAATGCAAATGCACTCCGCTGGGTCTAACAACTGTAAGGCGAGTTCTCGGTACACCTTTACACCGTAAACGCAGAGACTGTCATCAATGATGATTTCGGCAGGTGAACCTGTGGTTTTCTTCAAAAGCCAGTTGCAGTACGCACCGCCGAGGTCGTAGCCTCCGATGATAACGGTTTTTCTCCTGTCAGGTATAACTTCCTCTCTGAACTTTCGGCAGAATTTTTCAAAGTCTTTCACTTCTTCCACCTCCGTTCAGTCCGGATTTCCTGAGCAGTTCCATCAGTTCAGGAACATCCAGTCTGCGAGTAACATCCGAATTGAACTCTCCGCAACCGAAAGCGTCCTTTATCAAAGGCTCTCCGTTTGCGTAATTCAGGTCTCGTTCGTCCATAGCAATCCTGAAATAATCTCCTAAATCTTCGGCATACGCCATTTCCTCTCTTGTGACGAGGGTTTCATAGCGTTTTTCTCCGTGTCGCACTCCGATGTTTCTTATCATCGGCTTGACTTGCAGGATTTCAGACATCGCATCAACAAGCGTTTTGATAGTTGCGGCAGGTGCTTTCTGTACGAACAAGTCTCCCTGATTGCCGTTTTCAAATGCAAACAGAACGAGCTTTACAGCCTCTTCGAGCGTCATCATAAAGCGTGTCATATTTTCATCGGTTACGGTTACATCGTAGCCGTTGAGCATCTGCTGTTCAAATACAGGGATAACCGAACCTCTGGAAGCCATTACATTGCCGTACCTTGTACGGCAGATAACTGTTCCGTTATTTCCAACGCTTCTTGCTTTTGCAGCCGCTACCTTTTCCATAAGAGCCTTTGACATTCCCATAGCGTTGATAGGGTAGGCAGCTTTATCTGTGCTGAGCACAATCACCTTTTTCACACCGTACTGAACTGCTATATCCAGTACATTGTTCGTGCCAACCACATTGGTCTTTACCGCCTCCATAGGATAGAACTCACAAGACGGAACTTGCTTCAATGCGGCGGCGTGAAAAATGTAATCAGCGCCGTCAATAGCTTCAACGATACTGTTTCTGTCTCTGACATCTCCGATGTAGAATTTCAGTTTTGAATTTGCGTATTTCTTACGCATATCGTCCTGCTTTTTCTCATCTCTGGAGAGGATGCGGATTTCTTTGATGTCTGTATCTATAAACATATCAAGCACAGCGTTTCCGAACGAGCCTGTGCCGCCAGTTATAAGCAAAGTCTTATCCTTAAACATCTCACATCCTCCTATCAATACTTGCTCTGGATTGAATAATTCAGCATCGTTCTGATGACGCTGATAACTCTCGCTTGTTCCTCTTCGGTCATATTCAGGTCGCTCGGCAAGCAAACGCCGTGTTTGAAAAACCATACGGAGTTCGGCTCAATACTGTTGCCATACTGCGTGAACAGTTCGGTTTCTCCATAACACTTCTGCGTGTGCAGCGGTTTCCATATATGACGAGCTTCGATGTTCTCGTTATCAAGCGTATCAACCAGTGCTTCTGGCTCAACAAAACATTCGTCTCTAAGGATGAGGATGCTCAACCAATAGTTCGATGTCCTGTCGTTCGGAACAGGGAGCATATACACTCCGTAGTCGGCAAACTCAGCAAAAGCATCATTGTATCGGTCATAAATTTCTTTCTTCATTGCAATCTTTTCTTCGAGACATTCGAGCTGTGCTACGCCGATGGCGGCACTGATGTTGCTGAGTCTGTAATTATAACCGATTTCATCGTGCTCGTAGTACCTACTCTTTAACTTTGCCTGAGTTGCAAGCGACAATGCGTGTGAGAGGCTTTTACAGTCGTTTGAAACGATTATTCCTCCACCAGAGGTAGTAATTATCTTGTTGCCATTAAAACTGAATGTGCCGTATTTTCCAACAGTTCCAGCGTACTTATTGTTATAGGTTGCCCCAAGCACTTCGGTTGCGTCCTCAATCATTACGGCATTATTTTTTTCGCAGATTTCTGCTATTTCATCCAGACGAGCAGGAATGCCGTATATGCTCGCCACTACAACAGCTTTCGCCTTGTATTTCGTAAACGCTTTTTTCAAAGCATCAGGTGACATATTGTAGGTTTCATTGTCGCAGTCTATAAATACTGGCTTTGCTCCGCAATATACAATCGGATTTGCGCTTGCCGCAAAAGTCATATCGGAACAGAAAACAATATCTCCGACTCCGACACCAGCTTCGAGAAGTGCCAAGTGGATTGCAGCTGTTCCGCTTGAAACCGCAACAGCTCCATTGCACTCAACCTTTTTACAAATGTCGTTTTCCAGTCTGTTTACATACTCTCCAAGAGGAGCTATCCAGTTGCTGTCGATTGCATCGTTCACATACTTGCGTTCATTGCCTGACAGATGAGGCGATGCAAGCAGTATTCTTTTTGTTTTACTCATTGCCGTCCTCACTTTCTACTATCTGGCATTTTATCTGGTCGTACCAGATTGCTCTTGCTTTGATACTTCTCTTTGTGCCTGCAATTTTAACCTTTCTTCCTGCGATGCCAAGCTTTCTTGTCAGCTCGTTGTAGTCAATTTCATTTCTACATACGAGCAGCACATAATCATACTTCTCGTAGCGTATAAGCTCCATATCGCTCAGCTTTCTATCGCCGAGGTTATTATTGTTCAACTCAACTCCGAGGTCGAGATTGAGGTCGGCAGTCCAATCTGCCAACAAATCCAGATCCCATTCACCGCTATGCGTGTTATCTTTGATGTTGATTGCTCTCAGCTCTGCTTCCGTATATCCGATGAGACGCTTACAAAGCAATTCTTGTTCTGGATTTTTCTTTTTTATGATAGACAGCCGCTGGTTGCCAGCAATAACATTGTCGTTCTCGTCAATTAAGAAAACGCCAAAGTCTCCATACGCTTCAAGCGAGGCTTCAAGTTCTTCGAGCTTTTTCTTTCCGATTTTTCGAGGATTACCAAAGCCTGTTTTTAGCTGACTGGCTTTCAGCGTAACGACTTCTATCCGTTTTTCAGGGTTGCTCATAGGCTCATACTCCTTTTCTGCAAAATAAAACCGTCCGAGGTCATCCCCGAACGGTCAATTTTCTATGCTACCATTTTAACCACTTCTATCATTTCATTCAATGACACTCGCTATAATTCACTATCATAAACTTTTCATTTAAGAAAAAAAGAGGGTTGCCCCTCTTTTTTTTAGTATGGCTTTTTAACCCAAGAACCTCTCTCTGTTTTTTGGTATTGCCTGAAAAGCCTCGTTCGTTGTTCCCCATCCTCAATTACATCAAATTTTATATGTTGTTTTTGATATTTTTCAAAAATAGGGATAAAAGGGTGCCAATATAGGAAATTATAATTAAATTCCTCCAGTATTTCCCCATCATCACCGTTAATAAGTAAAATAGTGTGAATTTGTGGATATAGGTTTTTGTTTTTAATATAGTTTGTTGTGGTCATTTTTATGACCTCCTTTCTACAAACATCGTATCAAACAGTCGTCGAGGCAGTCAAGCATTTTGTGAAGTTTTTGAATATTTTTTTAAATTACACTAAAAAAGACCGCTTATGCGGTCTTTCCTACAGCCTATGCTTGTGTCATTTTCAGTATCGCTGAACTGTGTAGCCTGAAAGCTCTTTGCTTGTAATTGTCATAGTCATCGTCCAAGTCTTTGCTTACGCCAAAAAGCATTGCGATGATGTCATCCCATTCCTCACTGTCTATGTACCGCATACATATTACAGCTCGCTCGTCAGGATTTCTTAACTTTCCCGTGAGATTTTCGATTTTTTTCCGTTCAATGTCTCTCTGGGAGATGAGTCTGCGTACCTTCGACTCCAATTCATTTTTTCTTGCTATGTTATCTGCAAATTTATCTTTTACACCACTTGGAGCTTTCGGCATACCACTCAGGTTTGGAGATGACGGCGAATACATCTTTGTTTCCAACCGTTCCAACCGTTCTATCTGATTTTCAATTTCTCTGTTCAGATTTCTGTATTCCTGCAACCGTGTTTTCATAATCTCCGCACTGTTTGTGTCGGTAGGAGCATTTGCAAAGCGTTGCTCACCAACCGCAGCTTTTATTGATGTTTTCACAGCAAACCCTCCTACCACTTGCATTTTTTCTGACTTCGTGCTATAATAAATTTGTCAATTTCACATAGCAACTGTCTGCCCTTTGCGGTAGGCGGTTGTTTTTTTATGCCTTTTTCTCTTTACGCTTCTTTGATGCTTCGAGTTGAAGCGATACTGACAAAGCCTTGTTCATACGCTTTTCATCCTCGGTATTGACTATCGTTCCAATGTAGTCCATAAGCATAAACCTTTTAACTGTGATGAGGTGCTCACACAGTACCGTACTGTTTTTGCGAAGACCGCATTTGCTGTCCAACTTGAAGTGTGTCGGCAAATATTTCTTCGGTTTGCTTGTGATAACAGCGGCAATGTAGCTGTCGCTATGAGCATTTCCTTTATCATTTTGCACAATCAATACAGGTCTGACACCGCAAGCGTAATCAACATTGTGGCTTGTCAGGTTTGCCATAAAGATGTCTCCTCTTCGGACTTCCATCTTATTCCTCCTGTTTCGGCGTGGAGGTCTTATACAAGACCCCACTCCGCAAACTTTTCAAAGCCGCCTTTGTCTCTAATAAACTGACGAGCCATATTAACAATTATTGAGTACGGCTTTCCGTCAATTTCTTCATCTCCGATTGCGCAGCACAGATTGACTTCCTTGCCCTCAACCTGCGCTTTAATCCAAGCGTAGATATTGACCGACACATCGGCTTTTGATAAATCCTTTCCGTGCAAGCCGCCACCCGTTATGCTGTCTGCCATATCAGAACCGAGCTTTCGGTTTGTTGCTCCAGCATCAACATCTGTACCGCCTGTCCAGTCTCCGAGGGGATTTACTTCGGCGTTCGGATATACTCCTTTGATTTCAGATGTAACAGCGTTGCTCTGGCAAATAATCAAACGGTTTTTGTCAATGATGTATTTGCCATCGCTCTTATATGTCTCATAGAGTTCTTTTGCAATGCTTGCAAGTTCTTCCTGTTCTGCGGTTACAGGAACACCTTTGAAAATACCGTTGTCTCCACATCTTATTTTTTCGTTTTGATTATTCGCAAGGTACTTATCCTGCGGTACTTCGATGTAGGTAATATCGTAGCCTCCTGCTATTCTCCCCACGATTTCCTCAATCTCATTATCGCTAAAACCAACGCTCGTCTCGGCGATGATGTGGCACTCTCCGTGTCCGATAAGGACTTCTACTGCGATTTTTGGGTTGTCGCTTTTTTTATAAGCGAGGTCTACCATTGCTCCTGCGATGCGGTCTGCAATCTTGTCAGGGTGCATCGGATTTACTTTTTCAAACATATTATCAATCTCCTTTACTTAAAACGGCAAGTCGTCATTGTCAGGTAATTCGGCAAAGTCTTGCCCTGTTGGTTGCTGTGCGTATGTGGTAGAAGCTGTATTATCATCGTTGCCGTCACCGTTTTTGGACGAACTCTTACCGAAATCTACTTCATCGGCGACAATCTCTGTGGCATATCGGTTGTTTCCGTTCTTGTCCTGCCACTTTCTTACGGTCAACATACCAGCCACTTCAATGCCGTTTCCTTTGCGGAAATACTTTGACACGAACTCAGCTGTATTACGCCAACAAACAACAGTGAAGAAATCGGTTATATCATCCTTTGCTTTTGGTCTTTTGACTGCAAGGTTGAATGTGCATACAGAAACTCCGCTTGTCGTTGTTTTTAGTTCAATATCTTGCGCGATGCGACCTGTTAATACTACTTTATTCATCGTTACCTCCATCGTCATATTCGTAATCGGAATGAGGTTTGTCTTCAAGCAACTGTTTCGGTGCTGGTAATTCTACCACAGATGTTTCGTTTTTATCTTCGGTTGCATCCTTGTAGTCCACATCGGTGTAATCAAAGATTGTCTGCTGTCCGTTGTCGATAGGCTTCATAATCCAGTCTTGTAGGTCGTCATCCCACACAAGCTCATACTCGCCTTTGAGAGAGCCAGACTCCTCGTTCTTAATCTGCATTACCGAACTGATTTTATGGTCGAAACGAGGCTTTTTGATGTTACGCATTGCGTTCTCATACGGAACGCTGAAATCAGGTGCTTCGGCATCAGTCAGGCTGATATTGAGTTTCAAGGTCAGCGTAGCCTCTTTGCTTTCCTTGACCTGCATATTGCCAAGAGTCTTTTTCAAAATACTATTAAAATCCTCTTTCATTTTTGAAAAGGCGGTGCTGTCCAGTGTCAACACCAATACATCATTTTTGCACATAATTTTTCCTCCGTTAATGTTGTTTAATATAATCGTTTCTGCATTTCTCACAGCAGAAGTCGTGCCACTGTCCGTTCACTTGCAGAGATGTCCAACCGAGCTTACGCAATCGCTGTTGAGCGTCTCTGAAATCTGGGTTGTTGTCGTCAAAGTCAAATTTTTCATACTCGCTACAATTATCGCAATAGCAGACGATTTCTCCGACACCGTAATATTTGCTCCATTCGATTTCCTTACTCACCGAACTCTTCCTTTCTTACGCTTCGGATAATCACCTGAACTCTTGGAACATCCGAGTAGAACTTGCGTACCATTGCATCAACAATCTGTGTGTCGTCCTTGTAGGCAACTCCATTTAGACTGTCAGCAATAACTTTGACTACATTGTCCATATCAGGCTTTTTGGTCGGTCTGATAATTTCGTCTTTCATCAACTTTGCTTTTTTCTTACTGGCACTCTTAGGGATGCCGTAAAAAGCAAAAATACGCATATCGAGGTATTCATCGTCAGTAAACCTGCTGTCGCCACACTGCCTTTGAAATTCAAGTTTCACAAGGTTTTCGTAAGCAGCTGTCTTATCTGGCGTGTATGTCCTAACATAAGGACCTGCTCGTGAAAATCGTGGTCGTCCTTTGCCTTGCGGCTCTCCGAGTATCGTAAAGCTGACTTTCACCTTATTTCACCTCCTCGTCTTTTTCTTTTGCTTCTATAAAGTAGGCATAAGACTTTCCAGTGGGCGTTTTTCGTTCTTTTCCCTGCCATACCTTATATCCATTCTTAACGAGAACGGCGGCTACTTTGAGCCTGTCTTCCTCGTTGAAAATATACAGTTTCATTATTCGTCCTCCATAAGTTTCGCCATATCATCATATCGTTTGGCTGCTTTTTTCATCCTCAACGACTTTCCTCTGAACTCGACAGGGAAGCAAACCTCAAAAATTCGGTCGTATATTCTACGCAGTCTTATGTCGTTTTCTTCCTGCATCTCATTCATCGTAAGGTTTGTTGTTACTATCATCGGTTTGCCGCTTCTGTATCTCGTGTCTATGATGTTGTACACAATTTCAAGAGCATAGTCTGTACCTCTCTCTGCGCCCAAATCATCAAGGATAAGCAATCTTGCGGAGTTCATCTTGGCTATGTAAGCATCTTCATCATCGGTGCTCTTAAAACCTTTTGACTTCTGCAAAATCTTTACAAACGAAGTGGCAAATACTGAGACGAGTTTTTCCATAAGTGCATTTCCGATGCAGCAAGCGATGTGCGTTTTGCCAGTTCCTACATCTCCATAAAACAGAAGACCTTGATTTTTTTCGTACAGTTCACTGAATTTATCTACATATCTCCGAGCGAGCTTTATTTGCTTTTGGTTTTCAGGCGTAACAACTATATCAGTGAAAGTGCTTGTCTCGAATTTTTTGTCAATCAAGCTGTTCTTTTTCAGTGAAGCAATGCAAGCAATTTCTTTTCGCTTTTCTTCGAGTTCCTTTTGCCGCCTTGCTTCCTCTTGTCTGCATTTACATTGCACAGGGAACAGGTGGTTTTCATCATTCATCCACTTCATTTTGAATTGCCGTGCCGTATGACACTTGCCACAGTACAAGAGACCGTCATCGCCAATGTAATCGCCGTTTTCTGGAGGGTTCTTTTTTATCGCCGTTTCCACAATGCCGTTGATAGTATCGCCTATACTTCCTGACATATTTCCTCCTTACTTATAGTCAGCAAACGGATTGCCGCCTGTATTTGCGGTCTGTTGAGGTCGGATGTGTTTGGCTCTGATGTCTGGGTATTTCTTCTCGCATTTTTCAACAACCCAGCTCAGGATAGCTCTGTAATCATCCTTGTATCTCTTTCCATTTGACAGCTTATAATTGTTCAGCTCCTCAATCAGCTTTGCCGTAAACTCTTCGCCGTACTGCTCAACGAGCTTTTCTCGTTCCTCTGGGTACATTGAAACGCCCTCGGCGAACTTGGTTTTTGGAGGCTTCTTCGGCTTTTTGCTTTTTTCGTTCTCGTCTGTCTGCGGTTGGTTGGCAGCTGTATCAGCCTCTTCTTTTGGGGTTTCAGGCTTTGGCTCGTTACTTCGCCTTGCTCTCTCACGCTCCTGCCGTTTACGCTCCTTGTCTTTTTCTCGCTTGTCAAGGTAGGTGTACCAATACGACTGCCACTCTTGCCAGTCGTGCACATAAAGCTCACCGTCAACCTCGTCAAGCCAGCCACAATCCACAAGTGCATTTGTAACTGCCTCTGCATCCAGCTTTTCGCTAAGGACTGGATTTATCATACTGGCAATATCAGCCTTATCTGTATTGCCGAGCAAGCCTGTTATATCAGTGTTCTTCCTCGCCCAAAGCCACATATATGTCAGAATACCGAGAGCCTCAGCTTCTGAACACTTAACCTTTTTGCGAAAGCCTCTCAGTTTGCTGCCAAGAACTTCCTCGTGAACTGCAATCCAATGCACCATCATCACCTGCCTTTATGCAGAGAAGCCGTATCACGATAGACTTCTCTGCTTTATCCATCATTCCGTTGCCTCTGTTGCAGCCTCATCTGTGCCTGATGTTAAAATCTCATCTTCGAGTTTCTCCATTACCTTACGGAAAACGGATTTTGTCATCTGCGAGGTAGAGCGTAGACCCTCATCCGCAATCAGCTTTTTGATAACCTCGTTGCCGTCTTCTTTACCATACGCATCGTGTGCTCTCGCAAACAGCGTCTGGCGTTCACTTTGAGTGATGAGTTCATCGTCATCGGCAGGTGTGCCGTCTCCGTCAATCACTTCGCCGTTCTGGTCTACCACAACACTGTACTGTGTAGGTGCAAGTTCCTCTGCTGTGTACAGACCTTCATAGTCTTTCGGATATGCTTCACGCAAGCACTGACTGATAGCGACCTTTTCAATCATTGTGCAAGGCTTCTCTTTCCAGATGGCGTTGCCTTTGTTGTACTCGTTAAAGCCTACCTCTTTGTAGGTCGTAACTTCTTTATCGCCCTTAATCTTATGGACTCTGCACCAACCACCCACAAGCGTTTCGGTCGGGTACAGGCAAGCACCTGTCTTTTGGACGATTTCACCTGTGCTACCTCTGCTTACTACGATGCCGCTTTCAGTGAAGAGATGTGCGGGATTTTCGTCTGCTCGTCTTTTGTAGGTATCATAGCCTACAACCATCTGAGCTGGCTGACTGCCGAACTTGATAAGATAAACTTCACCTGTCACAAAAGGATTGAGCCTTTGTGCCTGACACATCTTCACAAAAAGGAAGACCTCTTGGTCGGAGACAGCTCCGTTTCCTTTTACGAGATACTGCTTAACGGTTTCAGCGTCAAGCTGGACATTGCCGAGAGCCGTTTCATAGTTGACTGCCATCAATTCATTCTTTGCCATCGTTTTATTACCTCCTGAAGCTCATTTTGATTGTTTCCTGATAAGAAATGCCCTCAATCTGAATTGTACCTTTGGAAGCTCTTATGAGCTTCATTACAGCCGCCTCGTCAACAGGTCTGATAATCATACCTGCAAGGGAAACAGGAACTTTACTTGCGTCAATCGCCGTGATTTCCCAGTCTTTCTGGGTGCCAACGCCCTCCGCTTTCAACTTTTGCTCTGGCATAGAAACCATACGAGAAGCGTTGTCTGCGATTTCTGCATCAAGCATTGCTGCTTTGGCTGCTTCTGCATCGCCGCTTGCTTCCGCATCAATAGACGCTTGTAGCTTGCGTTCTGCTTCTTCCTGAGCAAGCCTCCTTGCCGCCTCCTCAGCAGCTTTGCGTTCCTGCTCTTTCTTTAAGGCATAGGTACTCATAGACTTTTTCAATACAGACTCTGCATTTTTAAGCGGTGAAAGCATTTGCTTTTCTCTGTCGCACACTTGTTTGTGAGCATCGTGAGCCGCTTTTTTCATCGGTGCAAAGAACTCGGTTACCTCAGCCATCTTTGCTTTGAGCAGACGACCAAATTCTCCAGCTTCCTTGTACTCATCATCGCTGGACACGACCATTCCCTCAGCCCTGATTTCAATGTCCGTCACCTGCACGGCAAGCTCATCTTCACCTGCCGCCGTCTGTGGCTCAATTACAGCCACAACCTTTTCTTCGCTACTATTCATTCAAGTTACCTCCACTTGTATTTTTGGATATGGTTGTATACCACCATCAACGCTCCGAAAACTTCCCAGTTTTCCAAGTCGTTTTTCTGATAATAATGCCAGCCATACTTCCCATCACTTTTTAGGTGCAATACCGCTTTGCCATCGAATGACAATCCGTGGCTCTCATACGCTTTGGCATACGCTTCAAGCTGTACGCCTGTCAGCATCTTGTTTACCGATGCCGATGTCTTAAAATCAATCAGGATGCGTTCGTTGCCGATAACAACTGGCATATCAGCAGTTCCTGCATATCTGAGTGCTTTATGATACACTCTGCACTCCGTTGCAAGGCAGGTCGGGTTTGTGTCTTTCCACCAGCTCCTGAAAGCTCTGAAATATCCCTCAAACTCAGGCTCGATGTCTGTGATGCCAAACTTCGTATAGTTCTCAATGGCATTATGGACAGCAGTTCCTCGTGCCGCCGCCTTATTCAACACTTCCTCGTCAACATCTTTGTACAGTGCCTGTGACAAAGGTCTCATTACTGCACTTACTGACGGAATGAAATTGCCATTCAGTCTGTACCAGTGCTTTGCTTCATCGAATGACAGTTCATCAAATACTGGAATTTCAATATTCGTCATATCCGTCATCCTCCTCAGCAGTTCCTTTTGTTCCTCCGCAATGCTCTGTTAGGATTTCCATAGCATTGTCGCTTGCACATTCCTCGTGCCAGTAGTCACCGTCCAGCTCGAAATATTCATCACCTGCTCGTATCGGTTCTTTGCAGCTTTCGCAGGTGTAAACCGCTGGCGGTTCTGGTGCATTAGGACACATCGGATGACAAGGGTGCTGTCTGCATACCGAACACATTTGTTTCAACCTCATTTCTCAGTCTCATCATCTCTATTGATGCTTTGTTAATTGCCCTTATCTGCAAGTGCTGTGGTATTGTGCCCTCGTATATAAGAGGCAGATAACTTTCGTCTTTCTTGATGTACGACAGCTTTCGGATGCAGTAGTTGAGAATTTCTTTGGCTTCTTCGTCTGAAATCTTAAATCCAAGCTCTCGTTCTGCGTTTCTTCGCGCTTTCCAGACACCGATTTTTGTTTTCAGTTTCACTTCTTTTTACCTCCGTTCTCAATCACTCTTAAATTCACAGTCTTGACACCCCATTCGAGTGCTTCTTGATGGCTCTCGAAGTAAATGTCAATCTTGTTTCCAGTTATATTTCCACCCTTATCGTGGACGGTGAACTCGCCATATCCGTCAATTTCGACTACCGTTCCTGCTGGCAGAACGCTCCAGTCGGCAGCTATCGTAACTCCTTGTATGGCTCGTTCTCCCGATGCTGTGTAAACGATTTCTTTGCCGTCATCGTCAACTGGACGATTTTCTGCATAAGATGCGCAGCACTTTTTGCAAGAACAATAAGCAGTTGCTATGTATTCATCCCAAACAACTTTTTCTGGCTGTGCTAATGTCAAGCATTTGCTCTGAGGCACTGCTGACTGTTGAACTTTAACATCGCAAACAGCCTGAGCGTTCATCGCATTTACTATCGCAACTATCATTGCACCAACTATTGCGCCCGACAGAAACACTCCTAACAGAAACAAATAAACGCTGTTCTTCTTAAACCACCGCAACAACTTTTCTTTTTTTGTCCTCGTTTTTCTTTTCGTCCGTGAATATGCCAATCCTAATTCCACCTTTCTTTTTTAAGGCTCTTTCGAGTTCCTCGTCTGTCTTGATGCCAAACTCTGCGGCAAGCAACTTTCTCATTTCTTCTGCCGTAATCATTTGCCATCATCTCCGTTCATCTTGTTGTCAAACAAAGTCAGCTCCTCAACAAGCACTCTGACTTTGTTTAGGTAATCAACGATTTCTGTCATCTTGCTTTTTTCATCTTCCGAAACCTGTCCGTCTACCGCAATGCTTGTAAGAGCCGACATATATCTGCTAATCTTTTCGTTTTGCAGGAGGTCGAGAAGACCTACCGTAGTCCTCTCAATAGGCTGAATTTCGGTTGCTAAGTCTTTTCTGCACCCTATCGGGCACTCTCTGGCGCAGTAACCGTTTAATAACTGCGGTGCATTATACAGGTCAGCCATCAACACAACCTTGTCAACAGGTACTACCTTTGTGTTGCCGAGTTCGTAATCTGCGAGGCTTGATACCGAAACTCCAAGCAGTTCGGAAGCACTCTCTCTGCTGTTTAGTTTGTCGTTGTATTTTGCGGCTTCTTTCCTACACCGAAAGTAGATGTTTTCGTTTGTTTTCATACATTCGTTTGCCATTTCGCCCAGCCTCCTTTCTTGGTAAAATATTACTGTTAAGAAATTCGTTTGCTTATGCACTTACCGAACAGTAATCGTGAGTCAAAAAAAATACTGTTGAACTCAGCAGGAGAGAGGCAAAGGTCATTTGCAACCGATGCAATCTCATCGGGAGTGAATTTAACGACACCACGCTCTTTTTTTGCGTAGGCATCATTTGACTTTCCGATGACGCTTGCCATATACGAAACATCCTTATTCTGAGCTATTCTTTTTGACTTTAACTCGCTGGTGTTCATCAAGCTCACCTCCGTTTTTTAGTCTTAGTTTTTTAACTCGTTTCTTATTATACTTACTATTCGGTAAGTTGTCAAACATTTTTAAGACAAATATTCTTAAATTCATTATTTTACTCTTATTTTAATAAGAATGTGCTAAAATATGCAAGAGGTGATACTATGACTACGGACTTTGGCTCAATTTTGAAGCAACTGCTTGACGAGCGTGGCATCAGTCAGAAATGGCTTGCTGACGCCGCCGAAACGAAAGAAGCTACTATCAGCAGGTATGTAACAGGCGTGAACAAATCGTCACGCTTAGATATTCTTGTGAACATAGCTAAGGCACTTAATGTTTCAACCGATTATCTGCTCGGCCTTACCGATATTCAGCAGTACAAACCAGATATGACTGCTGAAGAGCGTGTTCTGCTTTCTGCATTTCGTAGAGCATCGGAGCGTGACGAGGGTATCATCTGGTCTGTCCTTGATGCTTATATGACTCCAGCTGAAAGGGGCTTCGTTCAACCTGCAAAACAAGATGAGAGAAAAATCGGATGACACGCAAAGGCAACATCATCTGCATTTCTGAACTTATTAAACGGAGGAACGGCAAAAAATGAAAAACAGACTCGTACTAACAATTATCTCTATCGTAGTAACTTTGAGTTTGCTGTCGGGATGCAGCTTTTCGGATGATACTGGCTCATCAAACTCAAAGGTTTCATCAACTGGTATTACTGAGCTGAAATTTGCCACTCTGACTTCTCCTCTTGAACTCAAAGCAGAAGAAACTAAAACTGGCTACTTTTCCGTTAAGGGTGATGACAACTTTTCAATGGATGACATTGAGTTCATAAGTTCAGATAGCTCCGTTGTAACTTTTGCTTATGACAAGACAGCTTTGACAACCTGCGTGTACTACACGATAACAGGTGTGTCTGCTGGAACTGCCGAGATTTACGCCCAGACAAAGGACGGTGCTGTCTCCACCGAAAAAATCAGCGTGACTGTCAGCGGATTTTCTTACGACATCGCTTCCATTGAAGACATCAGCATATCGAACGCAAAACGCAGTCGCATCAGGGTGACGGTCGATGAAGCTCTTGTCGCTGGCAAAACTGATGAGCAAATTCAATCGCTTATGGAATACATCGTTCGCAGTCATTCAGAGGCACACAAGCTGAACGCTATAAGTCTGTTTCTTTTTGTTGAGGGCGATGACACAACTGGCGGTGCAACTGTCGGGTACTGCACATACGCTCCATACGGAGACTTTAGCAGAGCTTCTGAAGTAACTGCTGGCGACTACACTACATTCGAGTTCTGCGACATCAAGATATATTCAGAAGATGTCCGAAACACTCTACGAGGCAAATAAGCGAAAGAGCTTGTCGGAAAACGGCAAGCTCTTTTTCAACGGAGGCGACTATGAAACAAAGCAAAAATGTGAGCGATAAGCTGTCAAATCAGAAATGCGCTCTTTATGTTCGTGTATCAACTCATTGGCAGATAGATAAGGATAGTTTGCCTGTTCAACGAGAAGACTTGATTAACTACGCAAAATACGCCCTTAATATCGACAAGTACGAAATCTTTGAGGATGCTGGTTACTCAGCCAAAAATACCGACCGTCCTGCTTTCCAGCAGATGATGGCTCGGCTTCGTACAGGCGAGTTTTCTCATCTCGTAGTCTGGAAAATAGACCGCATCAGCCGCAACCTTTTGGACTTCGCCGAGATGTACGCTGAAATCAAAAAACTCGGTATTACATTCGTCTCAAAAAATGAGCAGTTCGACACTTCAAATGCTATGGGCGAAGCGATGCTCAAAATCATACTCGTGTTTGCAGAATTGGAACGCAATATGACTTCCGAGCGTGTCACAGCTGTTATGTTGTCTCGTGCTTCAAACGGGCAATGGAACGGCGGCAGAATACCTTACGGTTACAACTACGATAAGGAAACGGGCTTGTTTTCGATTAACGAAGCCGAGGCTTCTGTTATCAATATGATTTATGACACATACGAGCGTGTGCACTCGCTTCTCGTTGTAGCTCGCACTTTGAACGAAAAAGGCATACTGCCTCGAAGCGGAACTCCGTGGAGCCCAACTACTATCTCGACAATACTCAAAAATCCTTTTTACACAGGTGCTTACCGATATAACTACCACGATGAAAGCAAAAGTGGCGGCAACACAAGCAATAAGTTTTTGAAACCTAAGGCTGACTGGATTTCAGTACAAGAGCATCACCCAGCCATTGTATCGGCGGAACGACAGGAACGTGTCTGTGAAATTCTTGAAGACAATCGCAGAAGCAACAAGCGTTCGAGCAAAACTTATGTGCGCAAGAACATACACATCTTTGCTGGCATACTTTACTGCGGCTACTGTGGCAATCAGATGCAAAGCACTATCGACCGTGAACGAGCTGACGGTTACAGACCATCAATCTACGCTTGTTCACGAAAGCGGCGGTTTGACGACTGCGAAAACAAATACATTTCGGATGTTGTTGTCGCTCCATTTGTGCTGAACTACATTGCAAATGTCATAAAAGCACAAAATAATTTTGGCAAATCCACATCTATCGAAACATTCGAGCGTAAACTATTAAGAGGACCTACATTTTCTGAGGTTGAGCACATTGAACAAGTCGGCTTGCAAGAAATGTACGATATGCTTCGCTCTGGCATCTCAGATGCCGTTTACACATCACGAACGCTGTCTGATATAGCAGGAGCTGAGGAACTTGCCGACGAACGAGACTTACTTCTTGCCGAGCATCGAAAAAAAGAAAGGGCATTGGCTCGTCTGAAATCTCTTTACTTGTACAACGATGAAGCCATCTCGGAAAGCGACTATATCATTGAGCGAAAAAACTTATCCGACTCAATTGCATCCATTGACAAACGGCTGGAGGAAATCGAAAAACATAGCTCTCGTCAGTTCACCTTGTCAGATGACGAATTTTTGGCAAAGGCTTCGATGTTCATAATGACTCACCACCTGCAAGACAAACGCTACGTTGATTTCGAGAAACTTATACGCAAAGTTGAACCAATAATCATCAAAGAGTTTATCAATTCAGTAACTCAAAAAATTGTAATAAAACAGGGTAAAATTATCTCTATCCGTTTCAAAAACGGTATCGAACACAAATTTTTGTATAAAACGCAGGAATAAGAAAAAGCCGAAAGCCCCAGTAATACTAAGGTTTTCGGCTCTCTTTTATGGCTGTGAGCATCCTTTACAGGATAAGCATTGCATCGCCAAAACTGAAAAATCTGTATTTCTCTTTAACTGCTTCTTCGTATGCCTTCA